GGGGCTTACTCCGTTGATTTAGAAATGAAGTCAGGCGTATGGATGGGTGTCCCATTCGATGCAATACAAAGAAATATCCGGGGCAATCACATTGCCGTTGTTGATATAGGTCGAGCGGGAGATGACGCTGTCATGAAGTTCGATTCGATAGGTTTTTCTCTCCGGGATAAAATTAAAAACGATTCCGGAGAAAATAAAAATTCACATAGGAGGAATGACGATATGAAAACTATCAAAAGAGACGGCGTTGATTATCAAGCCGATCAAAAAATTATTGATCTATTGACAGACGCTGAAAAAAATCTTGAAAAGTTAAAAGTTGATCACGAAGAGCTCAAGGCTGATAAAACAAAAATTGAAGCTACACGGGATCAAGCGATTGAAGAAATGGAAGCGATGAAATTAAAAGACAACGAAAAATTGTCTACCGATGCGATCGAGAAAGCTGTTCAGTCAAGAATGGTTGTGTTCGATGCCGCAAGGCGGGCGAAGGTTGAATTGAAAGCCGACATGAAAGAAGATGAAATAAAGAAAGCTGTAATTGTTTCACTTTTCCCGAAAACAGTAGAAAAACTTGATAAGTGTGAAAGTGCTTATCTCGATGCAAGGTTTGATCTTGCGTTGGAAAAACTGGATGAACTGGATGAGCAGGGGATTGAGTTTGATGCCGCTATGGCTGAGGATTCACTTTCAAAAGTCCCCGCTGAGGTAAAAGTCACGTCTGATGCCGCTTATCAAAAAATGGTCGATGGCATGAATAATGCCTGGAAGCCTAAGGAGGTTCAGTAATGGCAGCTTATGGAGTTTTAGATGAAAGTGTTAACGGTTTAGCTCAAGGGTTGGACAACACCACAGAAGGTAGATTTGTAGCGGTTGAAACAATCCAATTTGGTGCCGCCGTATTTGGTTACGTCGGTGAAAATATAAAAGTCGGCGGGTATCACCTGGACGTTTCAAAATTGGTTTATGATGCCGACCTGGTTACCGCTAACGTTATAAATGTAACCGTGAACGGTGTCGCTATTGCTCCCGTTACATTTTTAACAAGTCACGCCGTAACGATTGCTCTTGTTGTAGTCGCAATTAATGCCCTTGACGGAGTCGAAGCTGTTCTTGATTCAACCGATGTCAATAGCAGAACAATCCTTATCAGAACTAAATTCGCTGCAGCTGTGGCTACCTCAGTTGTAACACTCGGAGCGGGTCAAGCCGGAGCGAGCGCAACAACTCACAGCGGAATGGTTTTTGTGGGTGTATCGAGATTTATTCAGAATGATCTCGGAGTTTATTCCCAGTATGAATCCGTTGAAATAGTTACATCCGGTCAAATTTCCGTTACCCCTGTTGAAGCGGTCGAAGCTCTTGAGATTGCTTACGTCGACAATTCAGGCGCAGATATTGGAGAATTTTCTAATGCCGGGTTCGCCGTAGGAGCCAGATATTTAAAAAATGCGAGTGCTGATTCCATTACCTTTTTAGAGGTCACTGGAAAATCTAATGAAGCATACGCAACCACGTTTTAAGGAGGCATGAAATGAATTTTCGATTAGATGCAGCCGCAACCGCTTGGTTTAAGCGACAGGTTGAATATATAAGAACCAAGACGTACGATACAAAATATAAAAAGTTGATGGCTACAGAGGCTATTCCGGTAAGCACTGAGGTACCCTCTGCGGCAAGATATATCACCCATTACGTTTTTACAAAAGTTGGTATTGCACGAATTTTGTCAGGGTACAACTCAAAGGATTTCCCCGCCGTTGATACCTACGCAACGGAAGTAGAAAAAAAGGTTCATGATGTCGGTGATAAATATTCATACAATATCAGGGACATCGAGACGGCTCAAATGGCCGGAACAAATCTTGACGCTAGGCGGGCAGCTCTTTGTAAACAGGCTAATGATGAACGCATCGACGACCTGGCGTGGAACGGCGATTCCAACTATAATATTAATGGGTTCTTTGATTATCCCGGTATAACGTCTTACACCCTTACAACTGGCACGGGTGGTTTTCTGTGGACTCAGAAAACCGGTGATGAGATAATCTTTGACCTCACTAATTTTATGGATGCCGTCAATGTCCCAACAAATGGCCGTGAGATTGTAGATACAATTTTACTCCCACGGGCGCAATTCAACTTGATTAAAAATAAACGCATGGAAGGAAACTCTATCAAAACCGTTTATATGTTTTTCAAGGAAAATAACCCAGGTGTTGAAGTTATGCCAATCAATGAACTTGATGGTGCCGGAGCGGGTGGAGCTGACAGGATGATGGCTTATGTAAGAGACCCGGATCACCTGGTCATGGACATTCCTAAACCTTTTACGCAGAGTGAACCGCAGCAAGATGGTATGGAGTACAACGTTTTCTGTATATCCAGATATGGCGGTGTGACAATTTTCTATCCGTTGTCTGTAGCGTATAGTGACGGAATATAAAGCTTATATAAAGCTAAAAAAAAGGAGTAAGAAATGATAGTAAATTGGAAAAAACCAAATGCAGGGTTGAAATATATGGTTGCTCAGTCAAGTGAAAATGCGAGTGCGGGTCGTATCGTTTTAAGGCCGGGATACAATGATGTCCCGGATGCTTTATGGAACGCCGCAAAGCATAACTTAAAAAATGATCCCGAAAAGGAATGGATTGAAGAGGTTTCAAATCAAGAAGTTGTTGATAAACTTCCTAAAGATTTCCCCGAAAGAGCAGCAATCAAAAAAGAAGGAAAGTTTGTGATTGAAAAATCAGTATCAATCAAGGACATGGACTCGAAAGATGCCGTGAAAATGATAAAAGAAACAATCAACACGGAAACCCTTGAAAGATGGTTAGAAAATGCGGAAAAAGATGAAATAAGAGTCGAGATAAAAAACCAGCTCGACTTTATTAAAAATCCTAAGAAAGAAAAATAGCAATGAGTGTGAGTTCAATATTATCAGCGATAGCGTCAGAGTTTGACGGCGATGCGGCCAGGGACACGTTTATATCTCTGGCTAAAAATCGTGTTAATTATACTTTTTTTGGCGCTAACGCTGAACTTGCCCACGCTTTAATGACGGCTCACATGATGACTATGAGAGACCTGTCAAAAAAAACAGGAGGGTTTGCAATAGGCGCACTGACCGGCATGAAAGAGGGCGATGTATCATTGTCTATGAAAGCCAGCGGGTCAAGTAATGAAAGTGATTTGTCAGCGACAAGTTACGGCATGCAATTTCTAAATCTGCAAAAGTCTGCTAATCTCGGTGTAGGATTAACCGGTGTTGGTAGTTTTTTAGAACCGGAGATAAATGATGGTAACTGACAAAGATATGGGATGGGAAAAGATAAAGCGTGAATTAAAAAAAGCTCACAAGTCATCTGTTAACATCGGATATATAAAAGGCAAGTCGGCAGATTTAAATATTTTAAAAGCGATTGTAAATGAATACGGCTCTAAAAAGAATAAAATTCGTCCAAGGCCATTTAATCGATACACGTTTTCAAAGTTCATGACGGATGTCGTAAAATTTCAAAGTAAGCTGTACGGCCAAATTTTGGACGGGAAACAAACGACTTACCCGGCACTTAGAAAAATTGGTCTGTTTTATAAAGCACTTATCCAATTATCTATAAGAACTGGTCCCTGGTTGGAAAACGCATCCTCAACACGTAGGCGTAAAAAAAGCACTAAGCCACTTATCGACAGCGGCGAAATGATGAGAGATGTTCAGTTCAAGGTGATAAAATGAGTCTTTTTACTGAAAAAATAGAGGCCGTCGATTACACATTTACCCAGGTAAAAATGAAAATGACGTATGTACCGGGAACGCCTTATATTATTGAAGCCGATATTCAACCCGGCACCGGTGAAGATGAGGGAAACTCTGTTGACTCCTCACCACAGGGAAGAAATGAAGTGGGAATAGTCAGAGTTTACACGGATGAAAAATTAAAAGAAGCTGTTGAGGGTACAACGACAAGGGGAACGGTATTAACCTGGAGCGGGAAGAAATGGGAAATTATTCAGGAGTTACCATATAAAAAAGGTTCAATATTTACTTTAGTAGATCATAATAAATATTTTGCTCAATTGGTAACAGATGGAGACCTGACATGATCGATGAAGTAATGACCACCGTATTTGATTGGGTAAATCACATCGTAAACAATACGGTTATTCCCAGTCCCGGAATTAAAATTATTCCCAGTAATGAAAACATTCCAACTCCGTCTGGTACCTATATAACAATTGATTATACCCCGGTTCTGGCAACATTGGGTCAAGCTGATTGGGTTGTTGAAGATGAAGGCGGGACTGTTTACAAAACATTGAGAGTTTCTCATGAGGATACGGTTGAATTTTGGGAGACAAACGGAAACGGGGAATACTTATCAAAACTCTTAAGGTACCAATGGATTGAAGAAATAAATAATATTTTGCGGGATAAAAATATATCAGTTTTAAGGAACGGTGATGTACTGACAATCCCGTCCTTAAAACCGGATGACAGGTGGAAGAAAGAAAGTGTCGTTGAAATTGTTTTTGGTTTCGGAGCCGGGATTAAATTTGAGATGGATGACATTACAAATATAGAAGCAAATGGAACGCTTACAAAAGATGACGGCTCAGAAAGAGACGTTGAAATAACATAGGAGGAAAAAATATGGGAACCGATATTAATTCAATTGTCCAGGTTAATATAACGAGGGATACAAGATATCCCTCATTACCTGGATTTGGGCGTGGTGCGGTCATAGCAGAATTTGAGACAAGCAAGGTCACCGATGATCTTCTTGGAGATGATCGCTACCAACTTTATTCAAGTATAAACGGAATGATTAGTGACGGCTGGTTGACGACTGATTTAGTCTACCAGGCGGCTCTTGATTATTTCTCTCAAAATCCAAACCCGGGAACTTTCATGGTTGGTCGTAAGGACTCCGGGGATGCTTCATGGACTGCTGCACTGGCAGCGATTCAAGACGATTTCGCCGATTGGTACGGATTTACGATTGTAACCAATCAGCCGGATGACGCTCTGGAAGCGGCTGCGTGGGCAGAAACTCAGATGAAAATATTCGGGTACACTCCAAGTCAAACAGGAATGTACGGGGTTGACTCCGTTGCGACTGCTGGATTTTGGAGAACTCTGGCTCCGGGGGCGCTGGCCAATTTTCAGGTTGTTGATGACGGAAAAATCGGTGTGTCACTTGATGGTGGTTCAGTCGTGGATGTTCTTGATATAGACTTTACAACTACCGCCGCAAGTGCTGGATTTTTTACGAGTGGTGATGCAAGCGGAAATCTTGCGGCATTTATCGTGCCGGTAGCGGATGGTGAGTTTGACATTGACCTGGATGGCGCCGGAGATATTACGGTTGACAGTATTGATTTTACAGCCGACGCAAGTCTTGATGATGTCGCCGCAACGATGCAAGCAGCAATCAGAGCGGCGGATGTAAGTCTTGATGCGGTTGTGATTACTTATGTTGCGCCGAATTTTGTTTTTACATCCGACAGCACGGGCGTTTTAAGTTCAGTTGCACTATCAGCAAGCGGCGGTGTTGGAACTGATTTGATGGCGGCGGGATATATAAACAGCGGCACAGCTACACAAGGAGAAGCGGCACAAACTCAGGATACAAGTCTGACGGAAGTCGCTGCGACTTTGCAAGTAGCAATCAGGGCGGCGGATGTAAGTCTGGCCGCTATAACAGTTGGGTATGATGATGAGTTTGTATTTACAAGCAGCTCAACGGGCGATACTTCGTTGTTTGTAATTTCAACGGCTACCGGGGCGGGTACTGATTTATTCGGAGCGACCTTGTTAAACGGTGGAAACTCTGTTCAGGGAAAAGATGCCGTCACGGGTGGAACGGATGACCTTGGAACTACTATCAAGGCCTTGAATTATGACAGGACTGTTTTAAGTTTTTCAAGTTACGCTCAGGATTCAGGACTTGCGCCAGGGTCGATCCAATTTAATTGGATGGGCATGATCGGGGAAGGATTTCCCTATGATCCGGGTTCTCAGACTTTTGCATATAAAAGTTTGACCGGACTAAAAATAGAAGAGCTTTCTGCTGGAAAAATATCTGTTCTTAAGTCAAATTATATAAACTTTCTGGAAACTATCGCTGGAATAGACCACGTTAGCGGCGGTCAAAACGGCGGCAAGGTTATGAGCGGGGAGTTCATAGACATTATTCGTGGAACGGATTCCCTGGTTAGCACTATTCAATTATATATTTTCGGGGCGTATACCAGTAACAGAAAAATTCCATTCACGAACGACGGCGGGATAGTTTTAAAAAATCAAATTTTCGCCGCATTAAAACTTCATGAGGGCTATGGATTGCTTGATACGGTCAGTCCTGATGATGTCGTGGTTCCACTCGTTTCTGAGGTACCCGCAGCGGATCGAGCCAATAGAACCTGGACGGGTATAACATTTAGCGCAAGGTATGCCGGAGCGGTTCACGCTGTAGAAATTCAAGGGAATATAACAGTATAAGGAGGAAGAGATGGCAGATTTAGTAGTAAGAACATATGATCCAAAAAACGTCAAAGTGATAATTGGTGTGGTTCCGGTTTCGGGGTTGGTCTCTATAAAGGTTGCGCAGCCGGATGTATCATTTGAGAAAGTAAGAACTTCGGATGGAACTGTTTCCAGGACTGCAAAAAATGTCCGTGATTATGAGGTTACATTAGTTGTTAACTCAACATCGTTAATAAATAATGTGTTGTCGGAACTTCACGGTGCTGATCTCCAAAATAACCAGGGGACTTTTCTTTTGATTATTCAAGATTTAAATCAAGGTATTCCGTTGCTTATTGCGGAAACCGCATGGATTACGAAATACGCAGAGACTGAAAAGGGAGAAAGTGCGGCTGACATGGAGTGGGTAATTGATACCGGTCAGGCTGAATACACACCAGGCGGTGCGTTAATTACCATAGTTTAATAACAAAAAAAAAGGAAGGAAGGATGGCAGGAGTGAAACATGGAATTTAGAGATTTTGAAGTAGACGGAGTGGAGGTTCAGACTTTCCCACTCAAGTTAAGACTGGCAATGAGGCTTGATAAAAAAATTACAAGTCTTATATTGCACACACTAAGCGGGAAGGAAGGTTTTGATTTCGCCAACATTATGGAAAGTGACGTAACCGCACTTATCGGGAATTTTGCAACCGCTCTTGATTTGATAGATGATGACGAATACATGGACATAGTTTTAGGCTTGTTGTCAAGCACTCAAGTTTGTGTAGAGAAGCGGAAAAACCCGGTTCAGATTACAGGAGAGGATTCTCTTGATAAGGCGTTCTCCGGGGTTAGCCCGCTAACTGTAAATAAAATTCTTTTAAAGGTGATGGAATATAATAAATTTACCCCTTTCGAGATGGCGGCAGAGATGGGGTTTTCAGAATTTATACAAGACCTTTCTGGGAGCCAAACCCAAAAAACAGGTATATCAAAACCAAAAAAGACGAAGCCGCCAAAGAAATAGAGAGTCTCGGGGAAGTAGGGAAGTTATCTGAAGAGGTCGAAACTGAATTGCTTTTCTGGAATTTGGTTCTCGATCACAATCATAGCCCGAAGGAATTGGATACCTGGGCACTGGACGAACTACACGTTGCACATTCTATAATCGAAATGAGAAGAGATTATAAAAATGCGATGAAAGGTAGAGAAAAAGAAATAAAGGGCAGGGAAAAAAAGTGACGATCAGAAAACTTATAATAAAACTTGGGTTTAAAGTTGATAAGAGAAAAGAATTAAAGCCAGTTAAAAAAAAGGAAACGAGATAAAAAGTAATGGTAGTAAGGGAACTCGTAACAAAACTCGGATTCAAAGTTGATACTAAAAAAGTAGGGGCTTTTGAATCACGAATTGAAGGCGTAAAGAAAAAAGCCGCCGGAGCTTCTTCAAAGTTTGGAAGTTTCGGTAAAGCGATCGGTGACAGCATCATGAACATGAACGCCGGTACAATTGCGTTCGGAGCTGCTGGACTTGCAGTAGCTGGAGTTGCGAAATTTGTTTCCGCTGCTACTCAGAAATATCTTGCGTTTGAAGAGGGAATGAAGGGAGTCGAGCGGGTTACACTTGCAACGGCTGAAGAAATGAAGCGAATGGAAAAAGCGGCTCTTGAAGCTGGGGAAGCCAGTATATTCTCAACCGCCGATTCAGCAAATGCAATGAAGTTTCTTGCACAAGCTGGACTTGAAGTTGATGAAGTAATTACAGCCCTTCCCGGTGCGTTACAATTAGCCGCCGCCGCCAATATGGATCTAGCTACCGCTGCCGATATTTCCACAAACATTTTAACATCGAATAAATTGAGTGTTGAGGAGTTAACCAGGGTTAACGATGTACTGGCCAAAACCGCTTCAAAAACCAATACAGATGTAATTCAACTCGGATGGGCGTTCGCTGAACTCGGAAACGTCGGAAAGTTGGCCGGTCTTGAAATAGAAGAACTTTCATCTTTTTTTGGTGTGTTGGCTAATAATGGAGTTCGTGGATCAAATGCCGGAACTACATTAAAAAATTCGCTAATGGCGTTACTATCTCCGACCAAAAAAGGGTCAGCGTTATTAAAAGAACTTAATATAGACATGAATGATTATGTTGATTCAACAGGTAAATTTAAAAAGGGAAAATTGCCTGAACTGTTTGGTCAGCTTAACAAAGCATTTGAGGAAGGGAAACTTGGTCCAGGTAAAATGCAAAAGGCTTTTCAGAAATTGCCGTCAAAAGGTCTTATTACGTTTGCCTCTACCGGTAAAGAAAAACTTGAAGAGTTGACGGAGGCTTTTAAAAATGCCGGTGGTACCGCAGAAAAGGCCGCTAATATCGCATTCAAGGGGCTAGGCGGGGCAATAAAATTATTGGGTTCAAGAATTGACGTGTCCATGGTAAAATTCATGAAGACATCAAACCTGAATAAAATCTTTGAAGACATCGTAAGGTTTTTGTCGGATGTATTGCCGCCTTTAATTGATGCAATTGCCGTCATGCTCAAGCCAATAGGAAAAGTTTTAAGAATTATTTTGTTTCCATTTAAATTAATTGGCGCTCTTTTGGGCGGTGTTGTAAAAATGTTTTCCAAGACCGGTGATGCCGCAACAAGTATATTAGACCCCCTTGATTCAATTGCAGATTTTTTAGATGGGATTGTTCAATCAGTACGTGATTTTTTCTCAGCATTCAATAAAATAAGTATTTTTGAAAGAGTTGCAAATTGGATCAGGGAAACCGCCGACAATTATAATAAATTTTATAGTGATCTCGCAAAATCAGATAGTTTTGCTGGAAAGCTATATAGGATGTTTATAAACATTGAGAGGATAGTAAAAAGCATTGTTGATTTGTTCGGAATAGGAATGGGAAAAGAATTAGACATTATTGCCGACGATTGGACTCGTTTCATGAATGGGGCTTTTGCTTTTTTTGATTGGCTCATTGACGATTTTAATAAATGGGTGAATGGTATTGCAGATAGCTTCAAATGGGTTTGGGAACAAATTGAACCCATTGTTGACGCAATATTGCAACCAATAAAAGATACCTTCGATCTCATTTCAGTTGCAGTTTCAGAAATAGCAGACCTTCTTGATATTGAAGTTGCAAAGGCAAAAAAACCAGGTGAAGAGATACAAAAAACGGTATCAAAAGAGACTTCAAAACTTGAACAGAAATCAAATACTTTTAATGTGAACGCTCCCGTGACTGTTTACGGCGGCGGCGGTGCCGGTACGGGTAAGGCTGTTCGTCAAGCTGTTGTAAGTGCGTTCAGTCTTGAGCTTCAAAAAATCGTTGAAGAGTCAGGTGGGATATAATGGCATTACTTGGATTTTTTGGCAGTCAATCAAAAGAAACTTTTTACGGTAGGAAACGTGGTTTTTATATTCAAACTGATAATGAGTTCTTGCCGTTTGATTTATTGACAGATGAGTCTCATAATATGCCCGCAGATGTGACCGCCTACAACATAGAAGACGGTAGCAACGTAACCGAAAATATACGGCTTCCGCTTCGTACAGGTAGTGTAGTAGGATTTATTTCAAATTATTCAATTCAACAAACTCAAGAAACTACAATTGTCGGGAGGTTCCAGAAGCGGCTTCAAACTCTTGAGAACAGAGCGCAGCAAGGTTTCGACGCACTTGAACGAATGCGGGAAGAGCGGCAACCCGTAACGATAATGACAAACCTTAAATTTTACGAAAAAGTGTTGATTACCAATATTGACGTGTCCCGGGATGACTCCATTGGAGAAAGTCAATATTTCACAATAAATTTTGTCGAGGCAAGAATCGTAAAATTAAAGTCCGTTGCGGTTGACGTGACGGTTAAACTAAAAGACATGAAAAGCAATAAACGCCGACAGGCTTCAGCGAAACTTGACACGGGTAGGAACTAAATGAGATTGATTGAAACATTCCAGGTGCAGTCAGCGGACTTTGTTCAAACCGTAGAACTTGACGGTATATTTGCGTCTATAAGATTAATATTTAATAT